AAGCCTCTCACTAGAGGAAGCCCTATTGCAAGGTACTGGCCGTATCGCCCTTAACGGCGGTCGCGTTGATACCGGCGTTTGCTCCTACGCAACCTATACTGCTCTTATTACCTCACTTGGTAGCAAGGTTCAGTACATCGACCAGAAAATCGGTGAAATTGGTTTCCGTGGCGTACAAGTCAATGGCGCTAACACCGTAATGAGCATCTTCCCCGATAGAAATTGCCCAGATGGCGTTATCTATTGCCTAGAAATGGCCTCATGGTGCCTCAGAAGCCAGAATCCCGCTCCCCATATCCTTAAGTACATGGATGAAATTGAAATTCTACGTGTTCCTGGCGTGGACGCTGCTGAACTTCGAGTTGGTATGTATGGTAACCTATATACTAATAAGCCTGGTCACAACGGCGTTATTAAAGTTCAGCTCCAAGAGTTTTAATATCTAACGATATAAAGCACTTCAGCTAATTGATGGCCTGCCACTTAATAACTGGCGGGCCTTTCTTTTTCTTCATTACACAAAATAACAGCCCTCATCACCGGGGCATTTTCCCACCCTTATAGGTAGCTAAGCTACCTGGCTTGAGCCTTGGGGGCATCGCTTAAGCCTAATTCTACCCACCTTCGCCTTACAGCCTAGGTCATTTGAAAAGGAAATAATAAATGTCTAATAGACGCGATATCCAATTTACCTACAACCCACACAACAAAGCCACCGTACTTGACTGCAATTTTATTGTAGATAGCACCAACGGTAATGGTGATGGAATTCGTAGCCTTGATAAGGGCGGTCGAGTTGCTAGCGTGTATATGCACACCAGCGCCAGCCCAGCCGCAGGAAATCCTAACCCCGCCGCTGGCTACATCGTGGTCAACCTTCAAGACAACTACAACAAATACCTAGGTGGCTACAGCGGCTTCGTTTCTCCTCCCAGTGGAAGCGCCATTAGTTCCGGCCTTACAGTTGGTCAGGTGTACACGATTGCTGCCCTTAGTAGCTCCACTCTTGCCCAATGGCAAACGGCTGGCCTTCAAGCCAATATCACTCCCGCTGTAGATGTATCCTTCGTAGCCGCTGCAACTTCCGTTGCGGGCGGCGGAACCGTATTTGCAACTGCTAGTTCAGGCATTGACCATATCGAAGTAGTTGGAGATGCAAATCTAATGAACAGCAACGGCGCGATTGTTACCGGTGCCGGAAATGGAATGCAACTCATCCTAGCTTGCTATGCCGATGGCGTTCTTACTGCTCCAGCTAACAACACCGTGATTGGTCTTAACTTCTACATGAATAACAGCGCCCAGGGCGTCTAATGATTATTTTCGACAAAAAGAAAGCCATGCAAACCATTATGAGCAAAAGGCACCCCAAGGATGGGTCTGTGTCTTCTGCTCCTATGGCTACTGAAGCGGCTCAAGATGAAGACGGAATGCCAGACGGCCGTCATGCTGCCGCTCAAGACATTCTCTCAGCCATGCATGAGAAATCCCCGCAGAAGCTCATGGAAGCAATGGCTAACTTCTATGACCTACATGCGATGCACTCTCAAAAGAGTGATGACACTGAACCAGAAGTTCCAGAACAACCTGATTCAGAGTCCTAAACTTTTTCTGCTTAAGCCCTAGCTAAGGCTTGCTGGCGTAACCAGTTGAGACGCAGACGTTACGAACGTGGGAGCTGCGGACCCATTTTTTGAGGTGTTCTTTGTCCATTCCTTCAATCGGCGCTGTGATTACTCCGCCCAATTTTCAGGTAATGTCTGCCGAAAACCTAGTACAGCTTACTTGGAATGCCGCGCCTTTAGCCACTCTCTATTACGTTAGCCGATCTTCAGACGGCGTAACGTTCGCCGAGCTTGGAACTACAACCCAACTTCAGTACAGCGACACCACCGGCACTGTAGACGCGATTTATTATTACTATGTTCAAGCCGGAAACGGCACGTTCTCAAGTAACCCCACTCAGACGCTTCAAGCCCTTTCTCTCAATCCCGGAGAAACCACCGTTGGAAACGTTATTCTAGAGTGCAGGCAGCGTAGCAATAAAGAGAACAGCCCTTTCTACACTCTTCAAGAGATGACCTCTATGGTCTCTCAGAGCTACAAGGCACTTTACGACAAAATCGTTCAAGCCTATGGAGACGACTACTACGTCGCAACTCCCTATACCTATACCACCGGACAGAATCAGCAGCTTTATCCTCTTCCTGTAGATTTCTACAAGCTTCTGCTCTGCGAAGTTGCGCTGAATCCTCAAGATCCAAACAGCTACGTTACTTTGAAGCAGTTCAACCTGATTCAAAAGAACCTCTTCAACTATCCAAATCAGTACACAATGTACGGCATTACGAACCTTCGTTACCGCTTGAATGGTGACAATCTAATGATTGTTCCTCAGACTCAAGGCGGTCAAACAATCCGCATTTGGTATGCACCCCGCCCAAATCAGCTCATTAATCAAACCGACACTCTCGACGGTATCGCGGGCTGGGAAGAATACATCGTCGCAGACGTTTGTATAAAAATGTTAGCCAAAGAAGAATCTGACGTTTCTATTTTCGCTGCCCAGAAAATGGAAATGGATAAGCGCCTCGATGAGATGGCTAAGAATAGAAATCTTGGGGAGCCTCAGACAGTCAGCGACGCGAAGTATAGAAACTTCTCTTGGGGTGACGGCGAGAACGGGACGGGAGGCAACTCTTGGTAAATCTTTCTTCCAACCTCCCTTGGTCCTTAGCAAATCCAAAATGGGCTGCTGCACTTAATCCCATTTTGTCTATTCCCGTGCTTCAGGGAAATCAAATCAACGGGATTTCCTTGGTGGCAAATACTCCGCAATCAGTGAATCACCTTCTTTCTAGGCAAATGCAAGGGTGGTTCATCGTAGATCAAAACGCATCTGCGTCGATTCATAGAACACAGCCTTTCAACAGTTCAACTATCACGCTGGAAGCCACCGCCAACGTAACCATAAATATTTGGTGCTACTAAAATGAGTAACATAATTCTTTCCCCCAACATGAACTTACCTATTCCCGTAGTGGGAGTGGACCCAGGCCCAGACTATGCCTTAAACGTTGATGCTTGTTTTGGTGTTCTCGATAGCCACAATCACGCTTCTGGCTCCGGTGTTCAAATCACGCCTTCTGGTCTCAATATCAATTCAGATCTTCCAATCTTGGGAAACAATCTAACCCAAGCCAAGACACTACGCTTTAATGCTCAGAGCGCCCCCATCGCTGGAAGTTCCCCTAATTTAGATTGCTTATATGTTTCCGGCGTAGACCTCTATTATAACGATGGAAGTGGAAACCAAGTTCGCCTTACCAATGGTGGTTCCGTAGCGGGAACAAACGGCTCTATCGCTAATCTTACATCCCCCGCTTCAGCAACTTTCGTAGCCATCGGCGGAACATTTGTTTGGCAATCGAATATCAATACAGCAGCGTCAATGGATATGGGCTCTATCGTAATTAGAGACCTTACTGCCGGTGCTAACGGTGTAACAATCGCTGCCGCGAGTGCTCTTTCCAATAGCTACAGTCTTACACTTCCTTCCGCTTTGCCTGGTAGTAATTCATTTCTTACTATTTCTACTTCCGGCGTTCTTGGTTCTATTTCTCAGTCTGGCGGTATCACCGGTTCTAATATTGCTGCTTCTACGGTTGCTGGCTCTAATATTGCTGCCGCTACTATCACTGGTTCAAATGTAGCCGCCGATACGATTGCATTAAGTAACTTAGTTACCGGAGTTACTACATCATTTACTTCTTTATATAGCTCTTCCTCTAGCGGTACAGCCGTTGTCCCTGCGGGTGTAAACAGAGTATTCATCCTTGCTGCTGGTGGTGGCGGCGGCGGTGGCGGTAGCGCCGGTTCTGGTAACTTCGGTGCTGGTGGTGGCGGGTCTTCTACTTGTTCACCTGTATGGGTAACAGTAACTCCTGGTGCCACTCTCACTGTCACTGTAGGCGCATTGGGTGCTGGTGGTAGCGGTGGGTCAGGTGGTGCCGGATCTGCTGGGGGAAACGGTGGTAATACTACTGTTGTTTCTAGTGGTGCAGAAGGAACTGTATTTGTAGTTGCAGGCGGTACTGGTGGCGCTGGTGGCAACAACAGTGGAGATAGTGCCGGTGGTGCTGCCGGTTGTCTTGGTGGAATTGGTGGCAATGGCGCTGCAAATTCCCCCGGTGGT